GTTTAGCAATACTCATGGGTCCAAATTTGGATCTATTTTGCATTTCAAGGTCGTCCAAAACTGAATTCACTCTATGCTTGTTATTGTTGTATATACTATCAAACCCTAATAATATATCATCAGCAGTTCTACTTTCATTTATAAGTGGAGAAGTGAAAACTACCGAAGAACCAGACGTAACTTGCTTCATAAGTTGGGAGATTCTGTATCTAACATTGATATCAATGTCCAAGCTAGAAAGACTCTGCGAACCTAGATAGTGAATAGTTAAACCTTGGGTGGATCGTGAGGAGTCGCTGTTGGATAGCTATGACTATACTGGCATGAACATCATGACTGCATTTAAGCCTTATGCACTGTCAGAGAGACTACGTCGACTTAGACCATTGGAAGTTATAAACGCCCTTAATTATTTGAAGAATGATACAAACAGTGGTCTTCCTGATTACACTAGAAAGAAGAATGTAAAAGAGAAGTACAAGAGTTATACCTTGTCACAGATCTCCACTGTCCTTAAAGATCTCATTAATTTTGCGTGTATTCTGTTTACTAGGACACAAGAAAACGGCAAGACAAGGAACGTCTGGGGTTTCTCCATCGTTATGACTATCTTTGAAATGTGTTTCTACAGACCACTCCTAGAATTGCAAGCTAAACAGAGTTGGCGTAAGGCCCTTCTATCGCCCGATGACATAAATGCGGCGTTAACAAAATTAATTGATAGTTCCATTTCAGAAGGAAATCAAATTATGTCCATTGACTTTTCCTCCTATGATAATAGTGTGAAAGAACATTTAATAAAACCAGCGTTTGAGTCTATTAAATTGTTATTTCAAACTAAGTATTCAGGGTATTTAGATCAAATTTGTTACAATTTTATCAACGTACCCATTATCACTCCAAAAGGTGTTTTAACTGGTCCACATGGTATTCCAAGTGGCTCAACATTCACTAACGAAGTTGACTCTATCGTACAGTTTGGAGTAGCCCAAGAATGTAAGGATATTAGACTTCTCGAACTTTGTCAAATACAAGGCGACGATGGCGCATATTCCGTAACCTCTGGTGATCCTGTGTTTAGACATTTTAAATCTTATGGACTTAAGGTGAATGAGACCAAAAGCTATGTCTCAAAGGACTGGGCTATCTATCTTCAGCAGCTCTTCCATGTTGATTATAGAGATTCGGAAGGAACTATAACAGGTATATATCCTGTTTACAGAGCTTTAAACAGAGTTTTACACCTTGAGAGATTTACTGATTTTACAAGTGATGGTATGAAAGGTTCTGATTATTTTAGCATAAGAACCATCTCTATTTTGGAGCAATGTAAACACCATCCTTTATTCAGTGAGTTTGTAACATACGTTTGATCATTAGATAAATATAAACTTAATATAAGCGATCAAGGATTAGCTAATTTCGTAAGGAGAAAAGCATATCAAGAGGGAAAAGACTTGACCTTTAAAGAATGGACCTATGGAGAAGATGTTAAAGGTCTGAAAAGTTTTGATTCATTTAGGATCATTAATTCTTTAAATAGTAGAGTATAATAACT